ATACACCAGATCCGCTATAACCAGAACGCCCAGAAATACCAGAATATCCAGAAATACCACTGTAACCCGAAAAGCTGCTGTAGCCAGAGTATCCGCTGTAGCCAGATAAGCCCAAACCACTGTATCCAGAATATCCAGAAATACCGGAACCACTATATCCACTAATACCGCTAAATCCAGAAATACCACTATAACCAGATGTGCCACTGGCCCCGCTAATTCCACTATAACCACTAAAGCCAGATACGCCACTGTAACCAGATACACCAGAACCGCTATAACCACTAAAGCCACTAAAGCCACTAAAGCCGCTGTAGCCAGATGGACCGCCGCCACCGACAAAAGAGCTTACTGTACCAGATGTGCTAAGATAGTATAATCTACCATCGGCAGCATTTAGGGCAAGCTCACCACTAACCAGTTGCGCAGCAGTTGGCGCGTTACCTGGCGTAGTGCTGTGATATAACTGAATCGGTGTGTAGCCGGATTGGGCCATGTTTTATTCCTTTAAACGATCTATTATTTCTTTTGGTTTTACGAATCGCTCATTTAGGTGTTCGGTAGCCTCCCACCACATAAATTGGTTTTCTACTAAATGCGATCTATCTTTTAGTAGATTAATATTTTCTGGGTGTCCAAAGATCAATGGATCGGACGGCCCCCACAACACAATACCTTTTTTACCCTCATCCCACGCAAGATGTTGAAAAAAGCTATCTACTCCAATCCAAGTTCTGCACTCCCGAATCAATTTACGTAATTCTGGGATTGGTAAGTTAGTCCTAAAGTCTGGTACTAACTGTTTTTCTCCGGCAACACCAACCTGAATAATTGGTTCTTTGATCATTTCAATCAACGTTTCCCAATACGGGTAGTTCTTTGGGTTTTGTTTACCGGTTCGTAACTTTTGAGCATAGGGAGCTATAATAATCATAAGTACAGCTTCCTATACGCACCTTCTAAATTGCCCTTCCATTTCCACTGATCCATCTTTTTATAGACGTTCCAATGGTCAATGTCACCAAATAACTGTATTGCTTCGGCTATCGATCTGCCGGGAACCACCTCAGGGTAGCATGTAAAAACTTCAGGGCGATGTATTGAAGGCAGAACATGGTTAAATACAATATGGTCGCCGAGGCCGCAATTAAGTACCACAATGGTCTTATCACGATATTGCAAAATATTTCTGAAAATTTGCTCATCATGTTCATACATCTCTTTTTTTGTTTCGCTACGAATCCCGCCTTGGGGGTTCTTCATGTGCCAAGTTATTGCGTTTGGTACTACTAAAATCCTATAACCTTTTTGATGTAAGCCGTAAGTGAATAGTGTTTCTTCCCTGTGTGCGACGCGAGACAATCCCAAATTGTAATCAACAATACCAGCGCGGTAAAGAAAAGTACAATGTAAATGCTCAACTTGCTTTTCCTCGTATATCACACCCCATTGGATGTTTGGCTCATTATCAATATGGTCAACAAGGCCTGTTACAGCCCTTGTATCGGGCATATACGGTGGAGTTAATACCGACCCACCTACTGCACCAATATCATCGCCTACGTGGCTGTAAAGCGTTTCTAAAACGTTTGGTTCTGGGATTGCATCATCGTCAACGCGCCAAACCCATTCGTAACCCATAATGTTTGCGTCTTGGTGGATATAATGCTGGCCACGCTTAGTAGCAAACCTCCACTCCCATTCAATACCTTTGTGCTTTAACATCTCAAAAAAGTATTGATAAACCAACTCTTTGCGCATGTCTTGCGGCTCGTCATTATCATCAAAGATAACTAGCTTATCTACTGGCTTTGTTTGATTAATAATGGCGTTTAATACTAGCGGCAGTGTTGTAAAATACCGCCCCCGTGTTGCCACGGAGCATAGTACCTTACTCATTATCCCACCAGCATATCATCAAGTTGCTAGGGTTGCTATCTGATACTGGGACCATGGTGTCTGATATATCGCCGTTGTGGCTGATATATGCAAACGTAAAGCTAGGGAAATCCTTTTCTGTCAAACCATGCAGTTTGTGATGTTCACCCCAAAAACCCTTTGGCTCATTGTGTGGCACTGTAATCAACAAGCGCTTGCAATGTTGTTTGAGCTTTTCTACAATTTCTAAACCATTGTCAAGGTGCTCAATTACTTCAAACGCAATAATGTTGGTGTAACGTCCAAGCTCAAAAGTGTTGATATCAGCTTGGTAAAACGTCGCATTATCAGACCACTGCTGCTCTTTTGCTACATCAACAATGATCGGATCATAATCCAAACCTAAATACGGAACACTTTGGTCTAAGAACTGGTATCCGTAACCAGTGGAACACCCAATCTCAAGCACCGATCCAGGTAGAACATTTTTTGCTGCCCACTCATAGCGTTGTGTCTCGCGTGGGAAGACTGGATCACCATTTAAAAACACAGCCCGCTCGTAATTGTTTGACAAGCGCCACTTATACCACTCGGGATTATATTTCTTTGCTAACTTAAGCTCATTTAGCAAAAAGATATTATCCCAATTTTGTACTAAGCTGGTATCGTGTACCGTGCCTTCTGCCTTGTGGTAGATTGGAAACGAACCGTCGTCCCAGTTAGCAGTGATTTTAAATCCAGCATTTTCTGCTTTTAAGCAGAACTCAATGTCTTCGCAACCGCCAGTATCATAATCTTCGTTGAGAAAACCAATGGTTTGAAACACTTTTGGATCAATCATTACGCAGAAAAAAACTGCAAAACGGCGTTGCGTAATTGGTGAATACTGTGTCCACACCGCACTGATGTCACCCGTGTCTAATTTTTCTAACCAACTTCCGTCAAGGATGACTGTGTCATTGTTCAGCAATACAATCTTGTCGCCTTTAGCCATACGGATACCGTTGTTTGTTGCTTTTGCAAACCCTAAAGGTGCGTTACTCCAAGAAACGTAAATATTCGGTACCGCTGTTACTAGATAGTCTAAATACTGTCTAGTATTGTCTGTACACCCGTTGGCTGAGATAATCAGCTCGACGTCGTCTAGGTTGGAGTGCTTAATAATCGAGTCTACACACGGTTTTAAGTACTTTTCACAATTATTGTATGTCGGTATTATGACACTGTATTTCATATTTTCCTATAAAGTTCGTACGAACTTAAATTGGGTTGTCCTACAACTACTAATACGCAAAAAAGCTAAATAACGGCCTAAATTATACCACAACCCAACGAGAACCTGTTGAAACTGTTACTACTACGCCAGTGTTAATAGTAACCTTACCGACGGTCATGGCGTTAGAGCCGGATGGTACAGTAAAGTTAGATGCTACTGTTTGACCATTTAAGAAAAATGGCGCTGTTGACGCAGTAATACCACCAGTTGCAGTAATTGTTGTAGCTGATACTGTACCACCTGATTGGTTTGTAGCAGTAGTAGCTGTTGCCGCATTACCGCCAATAGACAAAGATGATGCAGTACCAGTTAAGCCTGTGCCAGCACCATTATAAGTAGTAGCATAAACATTAGACCAATAATTTGAAGACGATCCTAATGTATAGCTATTATTTGTTGCTGGATATAAATTTCCAGAACTATCTAAATATAATCTATCTGAAATACTTGTTGCACTTGTAGCTGATGTACCAGTACCAAAAGTTATACCACCATTGGTATTTGTTCCATTAAATTGGATAAATGCCATCCAAGTAGCATCTATTTTTTCTTGTAATCTTGTTCCAGCGGTTGTCCAAGAAGTTCCAGCTGATGTTCTTGTTTCTGTAATTTGTAAATAATTTGCATTGGCATCAGAAGATTGATATTGATGTAACAATACTTGATTACCAGCAGTTCCACCTAAAGAACCGCCATTTGTTTGAACAACCCAATTTGATACTGTTGAATTACTAAAAGTGTTATTACCAGTAAAAGTATTGTTTGTTCCCAATATGGATGAGCCAGCAATACCAGAGTAGCCTGAGTAACCAGACAACCCTAAGCCACTATAGCCAGAATATCCAGATGTGCCCGTTGCGCCGGTTGCACCGTTAATACCGCTGTAACCAGAATATCCCGAGTAGCCAGAGGTACCAGTTGATCCATTGCTGCCACTATAGCCAGAATAGCCAGATGTACCAGTCGCGCCGGTTGATCCATTTTGACCACTATATCCGGAATAGCCGGATGTACCAACTGCACCTGCGTTGGTGATGTTCCACGTTGCAAATGTACCAGAACCACCAACATAGTCTACGTTAACAGTCAAAGCTGTTCCACTAAATGCTGTGATACTGCCTTCCATGTAATTAGAAGGTGTTGTGGTGTACGAGATACGTACTCGGTTGCCTACGGTAAACGCTGTTTGTGTTGGCGCCGATAGATTAGTAGTAAATGACTTGGAACCAGTACCAATTGTAGTGGATGTTGTGGTTGTTAAGTTAGCGTAACCTAGGCCACTATAACCAGAAAAACCAGAGATACCAGAATACCCGCTGTAGCCAGAAATACCAGAAAATCCGGATATACCAGAATATCCACTGTAGCCAGAGATGCCAGACCAGCCAGAAATACCAGAATATCCACTGTAGCCAGATGTGCCAACTGCGCCACTGTATCCGCTGTAACCTGAAGTACCTGTTGCACCGTTTTGGCCGCTATACCCTGAATAGCCGGAAATACCCGATGAACCTGTTGCGCCGTTAATACCGCTATAACCAGACAGACCAGAAATGCCGCTATAGCCAGAAATACCTGAGAATCCACTATAGCCAGAAATACCACTAAAGCCACTGTATCCTGATACACCGGAACCACTATATCCGCTTATGCCACTAAATCCACTATAACCTGATACGCCAGATCCGCTATATCCGCTTTTTCCGCTGTAACCAGAAATACCACTATAGCCAGAGATGCCTGATCCGCTGTAACCAGAGTAGCCAGAAAAACCGCTGACGCCGTTTGTGATCGCAAAAATTAATGGATCGTTATTTGGGAAGTTACTTGTTCCGGCACCACTTGAATTAATTAAAGTTACAGGATAGGCCCAATAACTAGTTGCCGTATTGGCATTATAGTTAACTGGTGTCCCAGTAATTTCCCAAGTCTGATAATCCGAACTAGAACCAACTTGCTGTAATAAAAATTCTTGGGTTTGTTGTAATAGCGCCAAGAATACATCAATGTCATCGCCGTCTGTTGTTTTGTGCGATACGTAGACAATTGTTGCACTGTCTTGTGTGGCGTTGTTCCAAGTTACATATCCGTCACCCGGATAGGTATTGGTGGTAGTGGTCGTATTTGCTTTGTAGCTAAAATACGAAGTAGTATGGCCTGGTGTACCAGAAAATCCGCTGAAACCGCTTGTTCCACTATAGCCAGAAATACCACTATAACCAGAAAAACCGCTGTAGCCACTATAACCTGAAATGCCAGAAAATCCAGAGATGCCAGACCATCCAGAATAGCCCGAGATGCCACTAAAACCGCTGTAGCCGCTTACGCCGGAGCCAGAATACCCTGATATACCAGAATATCCAGAAATGCCGCTAAAGCCTGAATAGCCGCTATAACCAGAAATACCACTAAAGCCACTGTAACCAGAGATGCCAGAAAAACCAGAAAGGCCACTTGCACCACTGTAACCAGAGATGCCAGAAAAACCAGAAAGGCCACTAATACCACTATAGCCCGAAATACCAGAATAGCCGCTATAGCCGCTATAACCACTGATACCCGACCAACCAGAGGTTCCACTATATCCGGAGATACCAGAAAAACCTGATGTACCACTATAGCCAGAAATGCCACTAAAACCACTGTAGCCAGAAATACCTGAATATCCTGAAATTCCGACAAATCCACTGTATCCTGAAATGCCAGAAAATCCGGAATAGCCCGAAACGCCGCTATAACCAGAAATGCCACTATAACCAGAGTATCCGCTATAACCGGAATAACCAGAAATACCAGACCAGCCCGAATATCCGGAATATCCCGATATACCGCTAAAACCGCTGTAGCCTGAAATACCAGAAAAACCTGATAATCCGGATCCGCTGTAGCCAGAAATACCACTATAGCCAGAAATACCGCTGTAGCCAGATGTGCCACTATAGCCAGATGTGCCACTATAGCCAGATACACCAGATCCGCTGTAACCCGATACACCAGAACCGCTGTAACCAGAAAAACCAGACCATCCAGAAATACCAGAATAGCCAGACGAGCCGGAAACAGGACCGACGACTTCGGTTGAGCCGTCGCTGTAATAAATAACTAAATCACCGTTTGATGGATTGTAAACGATGTTGGTAATCAGTTTGCCGGGCGAGGCAGCGTTGGCAATCTGTGAAACAGAAGCCTGTTTGGTAACACCACGTTGTACTACAGGTACCTGCTCGTCACCAGTTAGTGTGGTGGCTATGGGTAGCTGGGTTATCGACTGATCGGCCATGTATTATACTGTATATGTAAAAGCACCGTGAGAGGTACCTGTTCCGAAAGGAGATATTACTGAAACGTCCACCAAACCAGTGATTGGGTATGCTGGTGTAAACGCATTTATTTGGGTGGAGTTAATTAACTCAAATGTAGCTAAAACATTACCAAATCGAACTGTGTTTACGTCGGTAAAGTTAGCGCCGGTGATTACAACAAATGTGCCGCCTGATTTTGTCCCTGTATTTGGTGATACCCCGTAAACATAAGGATTAAGCACCATGGGGGAAGGAACGACGTTGCTATTCTTGTTTAAATCGCCGGTGCCGTTTGCGTAACTGCCGTCTGATCCCTCAATGAAGATAGAATTATCATTTTGAAACCCATTTTCTGTCATGATCTGATTGCCACCAATTGGTCCAGTGGCAATAGATACGTCAGGGCGTGGAAAACGCAATGCAATGTTTTCAGTTTGACGGGCAGGAAGACGCCAGGGATCGAAGTTATCTAGGTCGTCCTTGCACACCCGCATCCCAGGAAAATTTGGGTCGGGCATAAGCTCGGTATAGGCAAACTTCCTATTGCAGCGGTCACAGACCGCTACAGATAGGACAGAGTTACCACGGGTGTCAAGGTAGACAGGCATGTTACTGCCTTATAGTGCTGACGCTAATGCTTGACCGTCGTTTTGAACCAAAAATCCTTCAATGTATGCTGCAACGTGTTGGTTAGAACTGTCGCTTGTTGAAAAAGCAAAAGTTAAATCCGCTTTTTGTTGGAACACATTTGGTGCATAACGGTGCACATCCATAAACAATGTGAAGCTAATCTGTGCGGTAGAAAGATTAATACCGTTTATAGAGTTAGTCAAATTGTAGAAAATGTACACATTGCTTGACAAGCTGCTACCAGACCAAGCATTAATACGGTTAAGGTAAAATGTGTAACCATTTGGAACAGTGTATACTGTCATTTGGCTACGACCTAAACCTGGGTTAATCTGAGCGTAAGTTGTACCACCGTTTGAAACAGTGATTGTTCCAACGTTGCTAACTTGACCAGAAGCCACTGCAGTCATGGATATGCTGTTAATACGCAAAAACTTATTAACAGTGGTTACTCCGGTTGTGCCATTTAGCGCTACAACTTCAGTTAACTGATTGTAGTTAGCATCAAGACCATTGATAGTTACTTTTGCTGGGCTTGCATCAGTTGCAGATGAGCTAGCCACAGTCATTGTCAAAGCTGTGCTAGGAAAAGTATACGCTGTTGCATTTTCCCATAATGGGATTGATGTGCCCGCTACTGCAGCATTGTAACCATTGATATTGACCAAAGTATGGCCCATGATTTGACCGCGAGAAACTTGTAAATCAAACGGTTCTGTACGACCAACTTTGGTAACAGATTCAACTGCTGCTGGAATGTTTTGTAGATTTGTTACTAAATTCGATGCCATAATTAATTTCCTTTAATGTTAAGCTGGGGGCATAAAGCCCCCTAGGCAATTAATTACGAATTGGTGTAACCTTGGCCAACGTTAGTGATAGAACCGTCGTAGTTACGAGCAACATAATCAACAACGAAAACACCAGCCAATGTGCCAGTTACGCCTGAAGTTGTACCGACAGTGTAAGTTACGGTTGCATCAGATGTGCCAACGTTTGCTAACAATGTAGCTACGGCTGCAGTTGCAGTTGGTACATAGGTAATTACGCCGCCAGTTGTAGTTGGGGTGATTGTGCCAACAGCTGTGCCGTTAACAGCAACAGTGATTACCATACCAGTGAATGCTGAAGGAGCTGTAGTTTCAAACAGTTTGAAGTTAGTGATAATTGCGCCAGCTGGAATAACAACTGGGTCTGCAGTAGTTGATGTGCTACCTGTGCCGTATGTTGTGATTAAACCGGCTGCATTTACACCAGAAAAAGAATTTTGTTGTGAACAAACCACTGCGCCAGTGTTGTCTGGAGCGATAACGCCGTTGTTTGACGGGTTATTGTATTTGTATACGCGGATTGGTTGATTAAATGTTACTGACATTTTGATTGTTTCCTATCAAGAGTTTATAGCCCCACTCAGTCGCTTGATCGTAGCCCCGGGAAGAGACGGGGCCCTGTTGGGGGCAAATCTTCCTATATTCACTAATACGTTATTTTGTTGCAAAGCGCCCCAAAAAGCAAAAAAGCCACCTTGTGGGTGGCTTTTTTTGTGCTACGAGGGGGTTTATTACAAACCGGCTGTACCGAAAATGTTACGCGCATCGTGCCAACCTGTAGCATAACGCTCAGTAGCCTTATAACGCATAGAATCAGTTTCGAAATCGCCTTCCATGGATTTCTCCATTGGACGACGCATAACGAGCATGAGACCATTCTCAGCATCAGTTTGAATCCACCAGGCTTTGCTAGAGGACAAACGTGTAACCACGTGTGTGCCTTTAGGCAACATGCCTGTTGATTTGATTGGGTTCAAATCGTTGTCAGCTGTACCAGAACGGAGAACTGACTTCAGAATTACTTCTGATTGGAACTCGAGTGCTGGTGGAACAACTAACTGCTCTGCCTTCAAGCGGATACGCTTACCATTGTTGTCAACAGCAGAACGGATCTGAATCAACATCTGTTCAACAGAAGTTTGGCTCAAAGCAGCTGCAGTAGACAATTGGTTAGAGTAAGAACCGCCGTTAGCGATTGGGTGAGCTGTGTTGATCAAAGTAACGCCGTCGCCACCAACATAACCGCTTGTGAAAGCAAAGTTAAGGATGTTAGCGCAAAGAGTTTCTTTGGTTTCAATCATAGACTGAGCCAAGTGCTTAGCGAAGGTTGAACCGATACGGATGTGATCGCCGTCTTCCATCAAAACTTTGGTCAAGGCGTATGCCAAGCCATAGATTTGGTAGATGAAACGGGTGATGTACAAAGTACCACCTTGATCGTAGCTAACTGGAGTGCCATCAGGCATTGCAGGAGCTGCGTTCATACCATAAAGCATTACTTCTTCATGGTAGTTACGTGGAATACCTTGGATCTGTTCAACAAATCCTTTCCACTCGTCGTCGCGTTGTTCATAAACGCCATCAAAGACTTCGTTGATAATCGGTTCGACTACCGCACGAAAGTCTGTACTACGCATTGGGGTTGCCATTGCTTATTCCTTTCGTATTAGACTGAAACAGACGCGGCTGCGAACTGGTTATTAGAAATCTGGACTTGAACGATTGTGTAAGCATCGCCCCACTGGTTTGTGTTACCAGCTGGGTATGCTACTTCACGTCCGAGACCAACCACGCGTACTTGACCTTGGTTACCAGAACCAACAGCAGTTGCGAGCAATGCTGTAGTAGAGAAACCAGCACCACCGTTACCGATAGCATAGCCATCAGTTACAGTTGAACCAGAAGTGGTGTCAAAGTTGTACTCTGTGCCTAAAGCAGCAGAAGTTGCAGAACCGTTGATTTGAGCTTCGTATACAAGTGCTGGATCAGTGAAAATCCAGAAAATGATGTTTGTAGAAGCATCAAGGGTTGTTTTAGCAGCGTATTTAGCTACAGAACGACGACCGTCAGAGTTGGTGTACTCTACGCCATCAAAAACGCCGTATACTTTACCGCTAGAAGCAGTTTGGTTGGCGATTGTCAATTGGCCAGAAGAAGTGATCGCTACAGGTTGGAACTGCCAGAAAGACTGGCCAGAACTCAAGCTGTAAGGAGCAGTGTATGTCGTACCAGGTACGTAGGTGTTTGTGCCTACGAATGGAACCGCACGGTCGAGACCGCTTGGATGATATACAGGCTTCAGACCAAAGGGTTGAAATGTTGCGGACATTTATTTTCCTTTGTTTTTATTTTTGAAGAATGTTATGAAAAGCGAACATTACTGTTTGCTTTGGCGGCTTCCTTTTCCATTTCCAAAATACCACCTTCAAGAATTGAACGACCACCTTTGCCTTCTTGAGCAGTGCTCCGAACTTGCGCGGTGATATTACGTTGGTGCTCAAGGGGATCCTCAAGGTGCAACATTTTCATCACTTCTTGATAGATTTCTTCTGGTAACTTGAAGAGAACCATTTCATTACAGCTAACACAGCCTTCAAACTTGCCCGAGCTCATTTTGCCTAGTCCTTCAAAGCCTACTCCTAATTCTGAGGCTTTAACTGGCTCATAACCCAACGCCATACGTTTGTCGATACTGTCATAATTATTTGTGGTGGATAACCAGCACAAATGGAAGCCGGGAATAATCCCGTGTGGCAAATCAGGTAATGCACTGTTTTGCCACTTATCGCGGAACGCAGCTACACGTTCCTTTTTTGCTAACTCATTTGGATCCTCAGAAGCGATCCGTTCTTTTGTTTCGGCGACTCGATCGGCTAAGCGATCATCTAAGTCACGTTTAATTCTGTTGTTTGCCATGATAATTAACCTTTATTTTGACGATCATACTGCGCATAGGCGCGGATCATTTTGTTTCGTTTTTCTACATCGTCCCATGCACCAGCATCTTTGATCGCTTGTACACGATCGCGGCTTAATGTAATGGTTCCGGGTTTTGCGCTTGTTGAGTTGGCGGTTCTTCCGGATGTTGATGCGTTTGCTCGTTTCACAGAGCCTCCTTTTGAAGTATATCTGTGTGGTAAACGAGACTGTAAACGACTATCTAGCTCATCCCAATACTCAGGATCTGCGGGATCCCAACCATCGGCAGCCAGTTCTTGGTCAATTACTTTGGCAATTCTACTATCTGTATCTCGAGCTTGTGGATCATACCAAGAGTTCTTTTTTAACCAACGTGTTGCATTGGCTTGAACTTCTGTGTTGATCTGATTAGGCACGTTTTCTTTTGGTGCCTTAGCTTGCTCTAATTGTTGTTTTTTGTAATGTTCAGCTTGTTTCAGACGCTGTTTAGCTTCTGTTAGCTGTTCTAAATATTCGACTTGAGCAGCTGCGTCGCCAGTTTGGGCTGCTTGCAACATCTTCATCTTAGCGTATTCTACACGGGTTGCTTCGTCTTCAATAGACTTGTCAATCTGTGCGAATTGGTAAGATACTGCAGTGCTTTCAACCTTAGCTAAACGTTCTGCTAGCTCGGCGTTACGGCGCTCAAGTGCTGTAATCTTGTTTTTTGCTGAAATTTCACGCTGTTTCTTTAACTCTTTTTTGAGTTTGCGTTCTTCACGACGGGCTTCACGGATTTTCTCGCGTTCTTCGTCATTTTCGCCTTCTTCAGCAGCTTCATCGTCTTCACGCTCTTCATCAGTGCGGTCATCTTCAGCTTCTACGTGACCATCATCTTCGTGGTCTTCAATTTCCTCTGGAAACTCGACTTTAGCCACTAATGTGCCGTCGTCTAATTCCTTCATCGGGACGTGATCGTCCTGATCCTTATCTTTCTTTGCCATTCTCTACTTTCTTTCTTTTGTACAAAAGTTTAATTTGGTAATTTTTTAGCCATATTTTCAACCAAATTTTTAGCAAACTCATAAAGTTCACTATCTGTTTGAGTGCTTTTAAAAGCATTAATTACCACACAAACCAACCTTACGTTATCGGGAATATAACCTTTGCTGTTATCAATTCTATCTATTGAAATTGACGTCGGTTCAGTTTTTCCTGTAGCCCATGTCATTTTTACACCACTTAAAGCACACAATCCTTTTTGTTCTTCAAATAGTTTTAATAAATAGTTAACATCAATAGTTACTTCTGCTCGTGTTTTAGCAAGTCTCAAAGTGCTGTATAAATTGAATCTCGGAGTTTTTCTTCGATATTCTCTTACTTGTTCTAGCGTTTGTGCCATGTTAATCCACGAAAGCCCGCATTTTTTGTGCCGCCTCAAAGGTTTTAATCTTTGAAATGACTTCACGGGCTTGCAGTGTAATAAACACCACTGGAGCACCGCCATCGTCGGGCTGCACTACAAAACGATCGCCACCGTACTTGATTGTGCGAACTAAATCGCCAACCGCGCACCATGGGCCTTCGACCCAAGGGGTCAAATCATCTGGGCTTCTATAAGCCAAGGGTCCAATAGCACGTACTTTAGCTACAGTTTCGTTAAAACGTAACGTTTGCCTGGTCTCATCAACAAGGATGATACCGCCTTTACTGGTTATCTTTTCACGGCGCAGTTGCACCAATACTCGGTCACCAAGAATTTCTACACCAGGGTCAATTTCTGGAAAACACTCTAATTCTGAGCGTAAATCCGGCTCGTCCTGTTCTTTAAAATCAATCACCTTACGGCAATCCTTTCTGAATCTTACGATTCGTCGTCTTCGTCTTCCGTCAAAATTTCGTCAATAATGTCCAAGGTTATTTTCAAGCCTTGAATAATGCCGACGTACTGCTTATAATCATCAAATGAATTGATGTTTGAACCCGCGGTGACGGTTTCCGCATGATTACTTATCTCAGTCCTTACGCGACCGATAATTTCGGATAAAAAGTCCTTCATATTCTTACTAATACGTGGGTGCGGATAAATCCGCCCTAAAAATTGTTATTCTTTGAACAATTTTCTGATTTACTTAAAATTTGTAAATTCCAAGGTACATGTAATCCTGAAACAGTTTTACCTTTGAGCGGAACAATATGATCAACTTCATATTTGCCACCTAAAGTTTTCATAAAACGATCAGTAGAAGTTACCGCCGCCGATTTCGTTGAGGTTTTTATCCGGACCAACTTTAGGTGATTTAGCCATTTTGTTTTGATTCAAAACTGCATTGTTAGCACGCTTGGAGCCAGAGTTGCCTTTGTCGATAGTTGTTTCACCAGGACCACCAGCGTAGCCAGGGGTACCAGTCATTTTGTATGCTTTGCGGAAGCCTAATTGGTCTTCAGCTGATTTTTTAGTTGCCATTATTGTCCTTCAGTGGGTTGTTGTGGTTGTTGAGCTTGTTGCTCTTGCATTTGGGCCATCTGCTGTTCGTGCATCTGCTGGGCTTGTGCCAAACCCTGTTGGTGTTGCTGGTCCTGTTGCTGCATTTCCATTGCATGCTGCTGTTGGGCCTGTGCTAAACCTTGTTGATGCTGTTGAGCGGCTTGTTGTGCCTCAATTTGTTGTTGAACCTGTTGTGCTTGTTGCTCAAACGCTTGTTGCTGTACTGCCAATCCATGTTGGCGGATATCAGCATTGGCGGCGTTGATTGCTTCCAAGGCGGATTGATCTTGTTCGGCTTCTAACTGGGTCTGTAATTGATCCATTTGGGAGCCGGTTGTGATCATAGCAACACGCTCTTTTGCAGCGTTATTGATGTTAGCCATTGCAATATCTGTGGCATTGCGTTGGTTATCAATGTTAGTCTGTGTGCTGTATTTAGCTTGCAACTCTTGAACTTTTTGCTGCAATTCTGCAATTTTGATTTGGTAATCTTGTTGCATAGATTGAGTATCGAGCTGCATCTTAGCCTGAGCCTCTTGCAGCTTACGTTGAGTCTCAGCAGTCTGAGTCTTAACGATTGCCGCAGCTGTTGGGTCAGACATGAGCATAGTCTGCTGCTGTTGTTGCTGAGCTTGAGCAACTTTTTGAGCCAACCCATTAATTTGCTGTAGGAATGGTCCAATAGTTTGTTGCGCATCTTGGCCAACCAACTGGGAAGCAAGTGCCAATGCTTGTTGTGCTTCTTGATCCAATGGCAACTCTTGGTGTAGCTTGAGTACATCTTCACCTCCAGACGCTTTGGCAACATAAGAACGCATCGATTGCAGATAGTGCAGCGTTAAGTGTTGCTTAATGTGCTCTAAAGCATGTGGTGCGAATGCTGGGCCAATTAATGGGTTACCACCGTACGCAGGGTTCATTGCATACTCTAAGTGAATCTTAAGGTGTGCAATGTGGTCCTGGTCGGGGTAGGCGGCAGCGGGTCGTCCCATCGTCATAGAGACATTCTCTAAGGCCGGATTGGATTCGTTGGCGCCTTGTGGATTTGGCAGTACTTCTTC